TTGCAGAGCGCATCTATGATGCAGTTGCTCATGATCCTGACTATGATCCAGCCGACATGATGAATATGTCTGAAGCCATCGGTCAAGAGTCCGACAATGAAGCAGTTCAGCAATTTATCAAGGATTGTGTAGCCTCTAAAGATTGGGCTAAATTAGGTTTAAAGTTGTATCAGTTATCTTGGGATTACCAAGAATCTATTGTTGAATATCGTTTAACTAAGTGAAGGAGTAAGTGATGAATTACAAAGAACTCAGACAGATCAATGTCAATGAATTTACAGAGCGCAAAGGCAATCTGACCTACCTATCTTGGACTTATGCTGTGGATATTCTTCTTCAGCATGATCCGATGGCTACATGGGAATGGGGAGATATTGTTTACTTTAATGAAAGTGCAATGGTTTCTTGCTCAGTTACAGCTCTAGGCAAAACCATGAAAATGCAGTTGCCAGTTATGGATAACCGCAATCAAGCCATCAAGAATCCTGATGCTAGAAAAGTTTCCGACTCTCAAATGCGTTGCCTGGCAAAGTGCATCGCAACCTTTGGGATTGGCTTGTATATCTATGCTGGATCTGATCTGCCTTCAGAAGCTATTGATGAAGAAGTTCCTGATCTAACAGAGCAAACTAATTTTTGGCTAGAGCAAATCAATCTTTGTAAAACTATTGGAGAACTAAAAGATGCCTACAGTAAAGCCTATGGAGTTGTCCTCAAAGATAAATCAGCAGTCGCTAAGATCGCCTCTGCCAAAGATGCCAAAAAAGCAGAATTGGGAGCTTAAAGCCATGTTTGATGACATTCTTAGAAAAGAAAAGGAGGCTCGAAAATGAAAGCATTTCCTATGGCTCATCCAAGTGAAAATACAAGATTTATAGATTCAGGCATGGATTTAAGAGACTATTTTGCCTCTAAAGCTATGGTTGCAATATTGGCTGAAGAAATGAGAACTTATAAAGCTCTTGAATTTACAGACAATGGCGAAGAAATACCATCTACAGATTTAAAGTGGATTGCTCATAGAGCCTACTATATGGCAGATGCCATGATGGAATCGAGGTCAATTAAATGAGCTTTCTAATCGGATTCTTTGCCTTAACTGGATTCCTTGTTTGGATTTTTATTGGAGTTGTTCTTTTTTATATTTGGGCTGACAAATGAATAAACCAGTAGCGTATTGGGATGGAAAACATTTTGCAAGCAAAGATAAATCTAGTCTTGCTGATATTCCAGTCTATACCCATGAAAGACCACACAACACAGTATTAGTGCCTTGCGATAAGTTAGCAGAAATGCAAGCTGAAATAGAAGCGTTGAAAAAGTTTAATAAAGCAATACTTAAAAAAGGTGGTTGCGATGGAAATATTTGTCAAAAGCACAGCAAACATACAGAACTAACGGATGAGGAAATAATTGATATTTGGTTTGAAGTTGCTGAAACAAATAGCATTGCAGAAAGACAAATTCAATTTGCTAAAGCAATACTAAGAAAGGCACAAGAGAAATGACTACATTTACAACGGAAGATAGGCTTGCTGTTCAACAAGGAACTCCTGAATGGCATCAGCTTAGATTAGGAAAGGTTACAGCTTCTAGGGTTGCTGATATATTGGCAAAGACAAAGACAGGCCCTTCAGCTAGTCGAGGAAACTATCTGATTGAGCTTGCCTTGCAACGAGTTACAAAGACCATAGAGGAATCATATACCAATGCTGCGATGGAATGGGGAACTCAAACAGAGCCACAAGCTAGGGTTGCTTATGAGGTTGCGACTCATAATTTTGTGGATCAGGTTGCCTTTATTGATCATCCTACTATCGCTGGCTTTGGTTGCAGTCCTGATGGACTTGTTGGAAATGATGGTCTTATCGAGATTAAATGTCCAAACTCTGCTACGCATTGGGGGTATATAAAAGCGAATAAACCGCCTGAGAAATACTTTATTCAGATGCAAGCTCAAATGGCTGTAACAGGCGCTAAATGGTGCGATTTTGTGTCTTTTGACCCCAGGATGCCTGAAAGAAGCCAATTATTAGTAGTAAATGTTCCTAGAGATCCTGAATTTATTGTTTTTATGGAAGCAGAAATTAAGCAATTTTTAAGTGAAGTAGAAGTAGAAGTTAATTTAATGGAGAAGCGCAATGGCAATTAAATATTTTGTAAAAGCAGCAGTATCAGAATTTAAAGGTGATGACGGCAATATGAAAAAAAGGTATCAGTCCATAGGAGTCATTATGGAAACTAAGCATGGATTGATGCTCAAGCTCGAATCGCTCCCACTTTTCGCTATGAAAGAAGGAGGTTTATTGGCATACTTAAATGAGCCTGAAGAAAAGAAGTCTGAAGCAACACCAGCAGCAACATTAGCAAATCTTGAAGAAGATATTCCATTTTAAGGAGAGTAACTATGTTTAAGAAAGCACTTTTGGTATTAGCAGGAGCATTTTTTGTAGTTGGTTTTGTGATGGCTCAACACGCAAACTGTTGGCAACAATATGTTTGTGGAGGAGCTGGCTGTCAATGGGTAACTATTTGCCGATAGGAGGCAATATGACTGACGAACATATTTGGACTGCTACTGGAACTGATATTACTGTTAGATGGAGGCTAAACGGCTGGATTCCTCCATCTGAACAACAGGAATATTTAGATAAATGGGCTTACTGGCAAAATCTACCTTTGCGAAAGCTAGATGATGAAGCCAAAAAACAATATGAAGCTGTATTGCGTAAGGCTAAAGTAGCGAGGCTTAAATGATTTTTGAACAGATCCCATTTGCAGGAAAAATGGCAATTCCTGAAGATGAGTGCGAAAGGCAGTTTTTTGAAACCTTTCCTGATGTTTTTATTCACGACTCCATAGCTTTAAAGGTATGGACAATCGCCTGGATCAAGAGTCGAATGTTTACCCTCAAAGATATGGAAGCTGAGTTTAGAAAACTTTAGCCTTTTTTCATGGGATGAGCCTTATTCATAGGCTCTTTCTCATGTTTTTTTAGTTCTTTGCCAAACTCATAAACAGCATTACGCAGTTTAATTATTTGAGCTTCCTCACGCTTTTCATGAGATTTTGTTTCTTTAAAGAATTTATCTGCCATTTTTACGCTCCCAAAATATCCATAGCTTTATGAGTGCGATTTACTCGATCCTCTAAGCCCAAAGTTCCACCATTGATTCTCTTGGTAATGGTAGTCCAATCCTCTGCATCTGCCAATGAATTTAAGCCTCTTTTGTTCCAAAACCAGCCAGCAGATAGGCAAGCCCATTCAGGCTCTAAAACAAGCTCAGGATGCTCTGCAAAAGGCTGTCCTAATGCTTGACCACATACTGTGTAATTTGTGCGCCCTGTAAGCTGAATTAAGCCTCTGCCATGAAATCTCCAGCCATCGCCTTCCTCAGTATTGCCTAGATCGGCTCTACCGCCATAGACCTTATTAGCGATTCTTTCAGGTTTGCGCTCATATTCGGCAGCAAATTCTAGGTTTGGAAAGCGACTAGGCCATGTTGCACATAACCCTTTGGCGCTGTAATTCAGATTCTCCTCCAATACTTTGAAGGAAGCGCTTTCATGTCCACATTGACCTATAAAAGCAGCCTGTCTTGTAGGAGTGTTGATCTCATATTTTTCAAAGGTTTCATTTAATGGATCTAGCCATTTTGCTTCTATTCCTAGAGCTTTGAGTTGATCTTCAGTCATCATTTTGTCCAATCTTAATTCCAGTAATAAGTCCTATAAATCCACCAACCACAGTTTGAAAGGCTGGCCCTACGATTTGAAATACCAAATTGTCATCAACTGTGGGATCAATAATTGCCATAATAAACATAGCAATCATCGCCATAACTACTGCTACCAAAGAATAGGTAGCAACCAAAATAATATGATTTTTACTTTCCATCTTCTTTTGCCTTTGTTTTCATTTCCATAATTTTTTCAGCAGAACGACCTCCAAAATAAGCCAACATAACTAGCTGACCCCATTGCCCTAGCAGCTCCACATAAGCGCCTCTAGTTTCGATTCCAAAAGCAGACATCATCGCAAAAATAAAATATCCACTAAGAATTGCTATAAGTGTTAAAGGTCTTATATTTTTAGCCAAAAAGCTATCAGAAGAAGCATCTGCTTTCCAGCGTTCAGATATGTTGTTAGCCTCATTCATATCGGCTTGCAACTCTGCCAAATGACCATCGTTAGCTAGTTTTTGAAGCTCGATTTGAGCTTGTGCTTTGGCTTGAGGATCAGGAATTACCTTGTCAATAATCTTTAATCCTGCGCCAACAATATCGTCTATTCCAAACATTATTTATCACCCCATACGATTACATAAGCTATCCATGCTGCCACAATAAAACACATAATCTGCGCTCTGCGAATATTCTTTAAATCGCCATCGAACTGAGCTTTTTCCTTTTTTTCCAGCTCCTCAAGTTCTTTTTTGATCTTCAAGATTTCAGTCCATTCTTTTTCGCCTACCGCTTTGTTTGGGAATTGTCTCAAGAAATTGACTTTTAGACTATATTCCTCTTGGCTAATAGCTTTGCGATTTCTATACTCAGCAAGCGCTTTATGAATGGCTAATTTTTTTTTAAGTTCAGCCTCTCTTTTGGCTCTGATTCTATCTTGAGCTAACTGAGTTGCAACATCCAATCCATCTTTTTTGATGCCTTCAATAGACTTAGAGAGCGACTTAGCGCTCTCTCTGCTTGAATCTAAGCTACCAGTTAGGGTTTTGACCCCTTCGGAAAATCCAAATTGGTCTGCCATAAATGCTCATTTGCTTGAGAGATAGCTTCCAAGTAATCCCACAATTCCGCTAATGGCAGATACGATAGCCATTCCCATCCAAAAACCACCTCTAGACTTGTTTGCAAGGGCAACTAACTCCTCTAACTTGGACTCCATTTTGTCGATTTTTTTGTCCATTTCTTCTAATTTTTTTTCATTGTTCTCTACAGTATTCCACAACACCCCATAGCGAACTGGATCTAGCTCGAAAGACATATTAAGCCTTTTGAATATACGCTAAAGCATAATAAGGAGGAATATTTGCGCCAGTTCCGCTTGCACCTGAGCTATTTACAGTAACAGTATGAGTATGAGCGCCAGCATCTTGAACTAATTGTGTTCCACTATTTCCATCCGCATAATATGTTGTTGCTTCGCTGTAACCAATGAATCCATTGCTATTTGATTGACCAAAACCGCCAACTGAAGTGCCTCCACCTCCTGAAACTACTTCATGACTATGAACACCTGAAGAAGCTGTTGATGCAGTATGAGTATGACTTACTACGATTGAATCAGCAGATCCACCAGTTGCATTTACCGCATAACTATTACCAGCTCCAATTATGAAACGATCTCGCAAATCAGGAGTTCCGTTAGTTCCATCGCAAAGATACCAACCAACAGGAACAGATCCTGTAGATCCTGACCAAAGCAAAATAACTCCACTAGGAACAGCAGGAGCTGATTCAGGAGCATTTTGTAAAATTGGATAAATATTGTCTAAAGTCTGAATCAATACATCATCAGAGTTTTTAAGAATAAATTTATAGGAATAGCCTATAAATAGCCAAATTTCATTAGGAACTCTACCAGCAGAATCCAAAACAATCGGATTAGAATTTGGGATGCTACCGCCATTATCTGTATAAGTAGCTAAAGGAGTTGATGATCCAGCTTGATAAGTGTAGATCAAGCCTCCTGCAAGAGGAACTCCATTGTCATCAAAAAATTGCTGACCTACTCCATAAGGGGATAAAAGAACTGATGCCATGATTATTCCTTGCCTATATCTTTAAGTTTTATTCCTGCGCCTGGTTTTAATGCTTCTTTAATTTTTTTGGCTTCTTTAATGTTGTGAGCTGTTGTTCTTGCTATTGTTCCAACAGGATAGCCACCAAATGCCAAATTTATACCATGTTCAGCAGTAGTTTTAGCTTTTTCTGCCATTGCGCCAACTAAAGTATTAGATTCATTTACATAAGCTCCTGCTGGTCTTTCTTGAATATTTCGAGCAGTTCTTCCAAGAGCTTTTAATTGTGCATCTACTTCAGGGCCAACAATAGCCAAAATTTTTGGATCAATGCTATCAAGAGCTTTATTGAAACCTTTTTGACTAAAAGTTCCTGAACCATCATTTAAGATTCCAGCTTTAGATTTGAGCCAATTAACAACTCCAGCAGCCATTACTTGTCGAGCTTGAGAATCTTCTCCCAAATGCTTGACCATCATATTTATATCGTCTTTTTTGCCATTGACCACAAATTTTTGAATAAAGTCATCAGCAGGAACTTTTCCATTGATTGCAGCTTTATAGGCTTTATCTTGACCAATTAAATCAAATCTTTGTTTTGCAGCAGCTCTAGCATCATCAGCCAAAATCTTTAATTCTTTAGTTTCGCCAACCAAAGGCAAATCTTCTAATGCTTCTCTTACTTTTCCAAGAGCAAATTCAGCATTTCCATCGCCAGCTCTATCTGCTTTTCGCATTTCAGCAGCTAAGTTAGTTCTCATAGCCTCAAACTGCTCAAAAGTCATAGGTTCGCCACGCTTAAAAGCATTAACTTGCCTCATTATTGAATCAGGCAAAAACTCTGTTTTAAGGTTTTTCTTTAAAGAATTAAGCGCATTATCAGCAAATGCAACTCCATCAATAGGAAATGAACCACCAGCAGCATCTCTTAATGCTTGATATTTAGTGTCAATGTTAGCTAGTCTAGCTTTGTCTAAATCGACATAAGCATCAATTAAAGATTGACCATTTTCTACATGGTTTGTTCCGTAAACATTTGGTGCAGCATTTTCTTTAATAGCATCAATATTTTCTACAAGTTGAGCATTTTGCTCATTGTATCTATTAGCCAACTGAGGATTTTTTCCTCTGCTATTCATTTCTTCAGAAAATAACTGTGGACTTCTAGTTGCTTGACCTTCAGACAATCGAATAGGAACAGGCAAAGAATCTGCTTCTAATTGCCTTTCAAGAACAGTCGTATTTACTTGTTCAGGTTTTAATCTTTGCAATTCTGCTTTTAATTCAGGAGTTGCCCTTTGAATTGCATCCTGCAAAACAGTTTCTTTTGTGGTTTGAGCAGCGCCAACTCCAGCCATTTGAGGAGAAGTTGTTTCAATTTTAGGAAATGCTTGATTTAGTTTTTCACCAAGAACTGCTTTAGCTTTTGAGCCACCTTCAGACAGTTTTTCTATAACTTTTGCACCACCAGGAACAGCAACAAATTGTTCAGGATCATAAATTGCGCCTTTAACAACCTCTCCTGCAAATCCAGCAGGATTTTCAACAATAGAACTAATGGCTTTTTTAGTTGTTTCAATAGGGCTTTGAGCAAAAGTGCTAACACCTTCAACAAATGCTTTGCCTTTTTTTATTAACTTATCTTCAGCAGCTTTTTTGTCTGCTTCAGTAAAGCCTGGAACACCAAGACTAGATGCTGTGTATTCGATTGCAGGAGCTAACAAGCTCTTTTCTTTCCAATCTTCCGCAGAAATCTCAGACAAAGGTTTAACAAACTCTTTACCAAGTTTTTTGGACATTTCGCCCATTTGCTTGATAACTGGCTTTTCTTTTAAATCTTCAGGCTTTACATCACCAACTTCTTCCCAAAGATTAGCAAAGCTAGTAGTAGGAGGAGCTGCTTGAACTGTTACTGATGCTGGTTTAGGAGCATAAGTTGATTTGGGATTGATCTCAACATGAACTGGATCTTTAGATCCAAAAGGTCTGTGAAGCCCAAATTGATCTAAAAATGCAGATGGAACTTCAGTAGAAATATCTGCTGCCATTCCTTTTTCATGCAAGCTAGTGCCTGGTTGTGCAACCAAATTAGGATTGGCTTTTCTTTTTCCCCAAAGCTGAATTTGCTCTTGGTTGGATCTTGCACCGCTAGTTATTGGCAAATCTCTGCCTGTCTTAGCTCTCCAAGCCTCATTAGCAGCTTGTAGTCGACTAGACATATCTTCATTTAAGCCACCGAATTTGTTTGTAGGCTCGGCTTCCCACAACTCAGCAAAATTAGCCATTTTTAGATCAATCCAAGTGATTTCGCTAACTTAATCTTTTCGCCCATTCGTCTTTGTTCATCAGGACTCATAGAGGCTTTTAGCTTTTTAACTTCTTCAGGACTAGATTCTTGGAAAATCCTGTAATCATTGATCTTATTAAATATAGCCATCTTATCTTGATATTCTTGAGCATTTTTAACATTGCCAAGATATTGAGCTTTAGCTTGATTTAAGCGCTCAATGCCAATTAACTGATCAGCCATTTGCTTAATAGCACCTTCAGTCATTTTCTTATTAGGATTAGCTGCTTCTGCAATTTGACGAGCCATGTCTGTATTGCCACCAGTTAAGGTTAGCATTGCAGAGTTTTTAGCCAATTCATCTGTAGCAGTCTTTTCTGCTGTGTAAAGATCAATTCCAAGTGCTTGAGCAATGCCTGAAGCAAGCTCTTTTCTAGCGCCTCCTGTGCTTGTAAAGGCTTCAGGAGCAAGGCGCTTAATGTTTTGAAATGTAGCAATTCTAGGCTCTGATCCTTTAGCCAAAGCAAGGGTTTCAGAAAGGTCTTTAGATGCAACCTCAACTGGAGTTGTAGCAAATGCAACATCAGCTCTTGAAGGATTTAATGACTTCTTAGGAGCAAATTGACCTTGAACTTGACCTACAGCACCGCCAGCAGGAGTAGCAGGAGCAACTGCACCGCCACCTTCAACTGGAGAAACAATCTCATTAGGCCCTGCCTTGATGCCAATAATTTCACCAGCAGCATTGGTTGTGTAAGCAGGAGTCTGTAATTGTTGCTGACCACCTGCTCCAATTCTAGCTTTAATAGAATTAAGCATATCTTGGCGAATATTTCCTGCTTGCTTTGGATCATTTAGCATTTGGAAATATTTAGAGGTAATGGTATGAGCCATAGGAGCAGGAACTCCTTGTTTAATCATACGATCAGTAGCTGAAACTAAGGCATCACCAGCAGCAACAACTGTTTTGTGATCTTGAGGATTTACATTTTTCAATCTTGGATCATCTACCAAAGAATTAGCTTCATCGGCAGCAATAGCAAAATAATCTTTTTGTAGTCCTGCTTTTGCTTTTTCAGCAGCAGTTTCAGCGCTAGAAGTTTCAGCTTTAGCTTTAGCTACAGAAGGCTCATAAAGCTCCCTTTCCTTTTTTAAAGCTAAAGAAGTTCTTCCAAGAGTTACTAAATCTTGCAAAGGCATTGCTTGAGGAGTTTGAATATTGCTATAAATATTGGCATCAGGTAATGAACTAAGTGCTGGCATGATTCTTCCTTATGCTACTTGAACAGGGCTATATGTAGCGCCTTGATTAAGATTAAATGAGTTTCCACCAGTAGGAGTAAATGATCCACCAGGACTTGCTCCCATAGCTATTGCATTAGCATTTAATGGCTGATTTGCTTGATTCATAGCATAATAGGCTGCTGCATTTCCAGCAGTATTAGCCACATTTCCATAAATATTGCCTTGAGCAATTTGAGAAGCAGCTTGAGCATTACCAGCAGCAGAAGTTAAATTTGCTACATTAGTTCCAGTTCCAATAATGGCATTTGCTTGACCAGTAGATCCAGTTAAACCAAAGTTAGCAATATCCCTTAAATTAGAATAAATATTGCTTCTACCAACCTGAAACTGATTAAAAGCATTGGCATATTCATTTGAAGCAAAGTTTTGAGTGTAATCTTGCAAACTACGCAAAGCATTACCGCTTACAGCACCACCAGCAGCATTTGTTCCCATTAAATTAGCTCTTTGACCTTGCTGTAATCTAAAGTCATAACCTGGCGCTAAATAAGTATTAAGGTCTTTATTGGTAAATTGCTGAGTAAAATAAGGATCTTCAGTCATCCTATTAAGAGCTGTAATTCCTTTATTTACATAGGGATTGTAAACATCAGCAGCCTCTCTACCGCTTGCTAATAGCTGACCTTGCGCTCTAGCTTGTGCATCGGCTTGAGTTTGAGCTGCGCTTTTAGTCGCTTGGCTGGTCATATAACCGCCAATAACTGCGCCTCCTACGATTGCTGTTGCGACTGCTGACATTTAATTTCTCCTTATTGCAAGACTCAAGGCTTGCCGATAATCAATAGTAATTTCTTCGCCTAAATTACCGCCTTGACAGCCTTTTATAGCCTTTTTTGCTACCAAATCAATATTGCCATTATCTCTTAAAACCATGATTGAGTTAATATTTTTTGAATGATTTGTATATCTTCCGACAGGGGTTCTTTTGCCATCAATACGAGCTGGAGCAATGACTTCTCCTTCCTCAATATTGGCAGTAGCAAAGACTCCTTTGCCATCAATTCTTGAATTGGCAATCATGAACTTATAGTTGCCAAAAGGCATAGGAATCTGATCTTCTAGGTTTTCAGTCTGTTTTCTGACTGTTTCATGATCAAAACCAAACTCAGCGATTGCCAAATAATAGTCTGCAATATCAGAAGAATGATCCAAAGTAAGAAGCAACTCTTGAGATTTTTGATGCTCTTGCCATGTAATGCTTTTGTTTAAATAAGTTGCTTCTAGCTTTTCAATCTCAGTTTCATTGGTTGAATAGACATTTTGCCAAACCATATCCTCATGGATATATCCTATTTTGCGACCTGGCTTTGAAACAAAGACTTGAGGAGCTACCAATTCTGTATGAGATCCATCCTCATTGACCATTGTTACTCGACCTTTGAGCATAATGTTCAAATGCTCGGTAGTCTGATAATGACCTATTGAGAATGTTCCTGCTGGAATAAATACCTCTCTGATATAGATATTTGGCGCAAATCTATGAATTACAGGGCAATCTGCCTGTTTTTCCTTTAAAAAGTGCTTTTCTAGCTCTTGCACCTTTTGTTCTGTAATAACTTGAAGTTCAGACATTGTAATAAGGCACTTTATAAATCTTGCCATTTACTGTCATTTCAATAAATCCAACAGGATTAGATGGCAAAGTAGCGCTTCCGCTAGTTGCAGAAGAAGCTGTTTTAGTAAAGTTAAGCATATTCAGAAACCATACTTGCCAAGCTCTAGTAGGTCTTTTTGTCTGCTCATCTAAGAAATCAGTCTGAGGATAAGGGTTATCCTGACTTGGCCCCCATATCTGATTTGCCATCAGTTTTCCCCTACAGATGCTTTTAAGTTAGCAGACACTATCACCGCTTTAATTGGATCAGTAACTACTACTTCATAAATGCGATCTCTTGACCAACCTAGTCTGCGCCAAATAATACGATTTTGATATTTTCCGACTTTTCCTAAAGCTGACCAATGTTCATTTGACCATGTTGAACCGCCATCATTTGACCATCTGAGCATAGCTTGAGGATCAGCTCCTTCAGTTTCTAAGTTTAAAGGGGGAGTTGTAATGCCTTGCAATCCAACACCAGGCTGAAATTGAATCTGCAATTCTTCAAAGTATTGGCGCTGAAGATCGGAAACCAAATGAGGGCATCTGCGAACTCTACGGATATTTTGACCATTATCTGTGTAGTTATCAGGATCTAGCTTGTAGATTTGACCATTTTCCCAATCGCCTACCAAAACCTGATTTTGGAACAAAGCAGAGCAATTTGAGCGATGGCGCTTGAAGTTGTTTTGGTTATCGCACCAAAGCCATTTATGCCAAAGCTGGCTTGCTCCATCAAAAACCCATGTCAATTCAAGGCTAGGGAATGTTACTACATAGCACTCATGCCCTTCCATTTGATAGGTATAAGCTATGGCATCGGAAATATCATGTCCAACAAGGGTATTTTCTACAGCATGAGTAGAGATCCGTTGAGGGAAATAGCCATTCATTTGCACTACAACGGCTTGTCCTCGATCATTTTTTGAGACATAGCAAAATGAGTTGCCAAATCGAGCCATTGAGAATTTAGCAGCAATTCCATGTTGAGAAGAAGCGCCAGGGATTCTTTGGAAAGGAAATGGAAAAGTGCCTGTATCAGCCCATACTTCTGAGGTTTTTTCTCCTAATAAATAGACTTGACCATGATCCACAATCAAAGAAACAAGGTTATCAGGCCCTGTAAATTTGCTTGCAAATGACAATCCATAGGTAATAGGGGAAAGCAAGTCTGAAGAAGCCCATTGCTGAGTATCAGGTCTGTTATAGACAAAATAATTATCCACAACATCCACTACAGATCCACCAGCAAAAGCGCCATCAGTAGAAGGCATTTCGCTGAAATTTAGAGCATACATAGTCTCAGAACTAACAGTTTGACTGTTATTGATAACATAGTTACCAGTAGATCCAGTTCCAGTTCCAAATGTCAAAGTAAGAGTTAATCCTGTTCCAGCGCCATCAGAGGAAGTTGAAACATTGTTTGCAGGAACAGAGGTATATTGTCCTGAAAATGTCCTTGTAAGTCCTGTAACAGCTCCTGAACCACCAATAGAGGTTACTGTATAAGTAGCTGGACTAGAACCATAAACACCACCAACAACAGTAATATTTTCATTAACTGCATAGCCTGTGCCTCCAGCAGCTATTACTTCGCTTAATACTGTTCCACTACCCAAAGCAGTAATAATGGTTTTATTGGTTACTCCAGCGCCTTGAATGGTTTGTCCGACATACAAAGTGCCACTAGCAACTGAAGTTACAGTTAGGGTTGTCCCTGACATGGAAGCTGTAATAACCGCAGCTACTGTTGCAGAGTTCATCTGAATTGGGCTTGCAATCGAATGAGATTGATTGATTGTCCAAGTTGTTCCTGAACCGCCAGTTATGACAGTTTCATTAGTAATTCCCAAACCAAATAATGCTTGTCCAGCAGCGATTGTTCCACTTTTGAGAAGGGTTATCGTTAAGGTTGTTCCGCTAATTGTGCCTTCAAAAACAGCAGAATTTGGGTTAGAAATTCTCCATGTATAGCGATAAGAGCCATCAACAATATAGACATTGATGCCATTGTCTGTGATGCCTACTTGTCCTGTTGTTGTATTGAGCTGACCAATAATGGTAGGGGTAAAAGTGGAATTTAGGACATAGACATAAGATCCGCAAACCGCCACCATATATTGACCACCGCTTACAGTTCTCATGCCTCGCACTTGAGCTGTATTTTGTAGGGTTACAACATTGGTTAAGCCAGGGGTAGGGTAAAGAGCAATAACTCCCCTTGATCCTGCTGGTTTAGTAGGATCTACTTCAGGTCTAAAGTTAATGCACTCTTGTGCATCCTGATAAATAGAGGGAGCTTCATAAGCTGCACCAACAAAGCCAAAATCAGCCATTTTTTAGCCTTATCTAAAAAAACCGCCATTAAGAATCCAGCCAGCATCCTTTTGACGGCTTGAGAGCATTGCATCTGCAAATTGAGCTGATTGCATAGGCTTCATGTTTGTGCGCTTCAAAGTAGCTTTGGCTTGAGCAGCATAGGCATTGATCATCGCTATTTGAGTTTGAGAAGCCTTTCCATACATAGGCATCAAACGCTCTGCCAAATTCCATCTGAGAGCCATTGAATAGCCTTGTGGAAGGACTATGTCATCATACATAGTTCCATAGTTGCTGAACAAAGTTTGAGCAAATAAGTGGACTTCGCCTTGTGATGGATTGGGCCACAAAAAGACATTTCCTGACTGCTCATTTGGGTTGTAATAAACCGCTTTAGGCCAGGGCCCTGACAAGGTTTTTAAGCCAATCGAATTGTAGTTATCAAGCTGTAAAACAGCCATTTGATAGTCTAATCCACCATTTAAGATTGGCATACCATTTGAGTTAGTGTTTACCCTTACATAGGCACTATCAATTCCTAATGGTTTTTGATAGTAAGCAGTTATGGTTGTTGAAGCTACAGGAGCTGTGTAGGTAATATTTAAAAGGTAAGTTCCTTGTTCATTGACATTACCTCCAGCTCCAGTAATACTTCTGACAATTCTTGTGCCATTAGTAATGCCAGTTCCACTAAGAGTTTGTCCTTGAGCTACAGCTCCTGAATTTATTCCGCTAACTGTCAAAACATTGCCAGCAATAGAACCTGTAAATGAAGCTCCAATAAAGTTAGCTGTGGATGGATCAGGGCCAATCGTATATTGAACTTGCCCTGCTATTACTGGAAATATGATCTCAGTAATATTGAAAACCATCATGTCCTCATTTGACCATTGATCAATGAGGTCATTCATCATTTCAAAGGCATCTTTAGCTGCATCTGCTGTAGGCTGTTCACCAGCTTCCAATGCGCCAATGTCTTTTAAAGCTCGGCTAATAATGTCTATTGGCTTTGTCATAGCAGTTCCTATTCAATAGAGAAAGTGTTGGCTAACCAGGGGAAATCAACTTTTTCGCTATTTTTTAATGCCTGTAATTGATTTTCTATGTTCAATTTTATAGGGTTTACTTCGTCTTTGGTAGTATCTATTTCAATCCAACGAATTAAATCTTCTTCTTTAATTTCTGCAAAAGGTTTGTAAACAACTCCTTCAGAAAAGTAATGATTGCCTTCACTTTCAACTGTATTTTGTCCATCTGTTCCTTGAACATAATATTTAACTCCTTTGCAGTCAGCAAAAATTTCTAAAATTTTCCATTGAAAATTAATCATAAATCACCTACTTTGTTCCAAGTTTGATTAACTTCATCCCATTCGTAAAAACCATCAGTAGGTTCTTCAATTGGTGGTTGCCATAAATAATTTTCGTCTAAAGTCCAGCTTGGATATGGTTTTGGTGGATAAAAAACATCTTTTTGTCTGTCATATATATAACCAGGGCCAGCATAATTTCCCCTTAAAGCTATACCGCCATCAGGTTTTCCATCTTGGCCATAATGAACGTTTCCATAAGTATTGTATGAAGTCTGAATCCAATCGCCAGGTGTTGTATCAACAAAAGTATCGAAAAATTCAGGTTCTGCAACAATAACCTTTTCTACTATGCCATTTAAAACTTTTGCGTAATGAGCCATATATACCTTTAAATAGTAATAGAACCTGAACTTGTAAAGGTGTAAATTTTATATCCACCAGTATTAGTTAAGGTTGGTGATCCAGTTGTGGCAGATGCATTGTCATAAGTATTTGGATAACTAACGATAACAACACCTGAACCACCTGGGCCGCCATTACCACGGATAACAGTACCGGAACCACCACCACCGCCACCACCAGTATTTGTTCCACCTGAACCGCCTGTTTGTCCAGCAGTTACAGTTCCGTTGCCGCCGCCACCTGAACCACCAGTTCCAGGTGATCCACCGTTACCACCAGCACCACCGCCGCCAGCATAAGTGCCACCGCCCAATGCCGCCGATAAAGTTGCGCCACTACCGCCATTGCCGCAACCACCGCTATTATCGCCACCTTGACCGCCAGCACCACCGCCACCGCAACCACCGTTTACGCCGCCACCACCTGAAGCAGTACCACCGGCATATCCTTGACCGCTTGTTCCTGATCCTGAAGAACCACCATCAGCGCATCCACCACCTGATCCACCTGAACCACCACTTAATCCAGCACCATAACCGTTTTCTGATCCACCTAAACCACCGCCATTAGAAGTGGTTGCATTAAATACAGAATTTGATCCAGTTGAATATTGTGCGCCGCCACCGCCAACGGTGACAGTATATGCAGTTCCAACGCTTACAGATAAAGTGCTAGATTGTAAACCGCCAGCACCGCCACCACCCCCACGGCCACGTCCACCGCCACCACCACCAGCAACTACTGCAAAATTTAAAGTAGGCGCTTTATTTGTAGTAGTGATTGAATTACTTGAAGCACTATTTGCAGAATTACCTACAGAGTTTGTAGCATAAACAACAAAAGTATATGAAGTTCCAGCAGTTAAGCCACTTACAGAAATAGTTCCTGAACCAGCTTGACTTAATGTTCCAGTAATTGAACCAGGACTTGAAACAGCAGTATATGAAGTAATTGCAGTTCCACCATTGCTTGCTGGAGCTGTAAACGAAACAGTTGCTGTAGTATTTCCAGTTGCAGTTGCAGTTCCTATTGTAGGTGCGCCTGGAACTGTCCATGTTGTAATGCTATTTGAAGCTGAACTTGAAGAACTATTTCCAGCAGCGTTACTTGCATAAACAGTAAATGTATAAGAAACACCTGAAGTTAAACCGCTAACTGTAATTGTTCCTGATCCTGATTGCGAAACAGTTCCTGTTTGACCGCCAGGACTTGCTACAGCAGTAAATGAAGTTGCAGCAGTTCCTGATCCTGAAGCTGTATAAGTAACAGTTGCACTTGTTGAACTTGCTGCTGTTGCAGTTCCTATTGTTGGAGCATTTGGAACTGTAGTAAATGTAGTTAATACTTCCCAAGTTGTTCCGTTATAAACTTCCATGGCATTGACAGTTGTATTAAATCTTGTCATGCCAGTTGTTGGCGTTCCAGGACGTTGTGCAGTTGTTCCTGAAGGAATAGTTATTGCAGTTGTTCCGCTAAATACTGCATCTACGGCAGTCAAAGTTCCGGTAGATGGCTTAAATTTAAACTTGGTTGAAGATACTTTTTCCGCAGTAATTGAACCAGTTGTTGCGCTAGTAAATGGAATATAAAAATCGGATGCAGTAGTTGTATCGTCTGTAATTGTTATTCCAGTAGCTGGTGCGGCAGTAGATTGCCAAGTTGTTCCATCAGAAGTCAATACGTTTCCAGCCGTGCCAGGGGCTACCGATTGGAAAGCAGAAGTACCATTACCAAGCAATACATTATTAGCCGTAAAGCTTGTTGCGCCTGTACCACCGCTAGTTACTGCCAAAGTTGCTGACAATCCAGCAGCAGTTCCAGTTGTATTTTGATTGAAAGTGGGCCAAGTGAATGTTCCTGTGGAGAAATTACCTGATTGAGGAGTTCCTAGAATTGGAGTTGTAAAGCTAGGGCTAGTTGCCAAAGCGACTACAGTTCCGCTTCCTGTTGTGCTGTAGCTTGTTCCCCATGCTGAACCAGTTGAATTTGGGATGCCAGCGCCAGGATAAACCATTGAACTAGGAGGAGCTTGCCAAGAAGCAGTTGTTCCATTGCTAGTCAAAATATAGGTGCTTGAGCCAATAGGCAAACGAGTTGCGCTATTTGTGCCATTTCCAATAATCAAATCACCAGTAGAAGTGATTGGAGAAAGTGCATTAAAAGCAGCAGAAGCTGTTGTTTGCCCTGTTCCACCGCTACTAATCGCTAATGTAGTGGATAGTCCAGCAGCAGTTCCTGTAGTGTTTTGGTTAAATGTAGGCCATGTAAAAGTGCCTGTTGAAAAATCTCCTGATGCAGGAGTTCCCAAAATAGGAGTTACCAAAGTAGGACTATTGGCAAATACTAATGCTCCAGTTCCTGTTTCATCGCTAACAGCAGATGCCAAATTAGCAGAAGTTGGAGTTGCTAACCATGTTGCTACTCCGCTTCCCAAACCAGTAATTGATCCGACTGCTGGAGTAACAGTTGTATTTCCAGCTAAAGTGAGCTGACCTTGAGCATTTACTGTGAAAGTGCCAACTTGAGTTGCTGATCCATAGGATGCAGCAGTAACTCCAGTATTGGTAATGCTGAACTGAAAGCCATTTAAAGTTAATCCAGTTCCTGCTGTGTAAGTTGCATTGTTTGAGAATTGAACAAAAGTAACAGGAGTTACCCCTAAAGTTCCTCCTCTTTGGTTTGTATCAACCCAAGAAGATCCTCCCCAAACATCACCATCTTCAATAAATAAGTAAGCAGCTACTAGCTCATCCCAAGTGTTTGCATCAGATGACCTTGCCCATGCTCCGCTTGATGCAACATAAATGCCATTTTCAGACTGAGTTGCTTGATTCTTAACTAAAACTCGATTGCCAGCAACTAAAGTTACTCCATCAATAGTCAATAAACCTGACAAAGTAGGAATATTGGCTGTAGAAGCAACAAGCGCAGGAGCTTTAAAACTCAATCCTTGCGCTACTGAATCAACATAGGCTTTATTAGCAATATTGGTATCAATAGTTGGAGTTGTAAGAATTGTTCCTGTTGTAGTTGCAATATCAGTAAAAACTCCTGTAGAAGGAGTTACAGCGCCAATAGTAGTGCTATTGATAGTGCTGTTGGTAATATGCAAACCTGATTGATCAGGATCAATAGTCGCTGTGAAAGGCTGACCTTGACCAATAAAAGTCTGAAAGTTGCCTTCTACATCAAAATAAGCCTGAACAGGCAGAAGATTCTGAACTGAGGAATCTGATGGATTAGCCATAAAGCATCCTTTTTAAAGCGATTTAAGATTGATCGCTTAATGGAGTTACATAAACAAGAGCAGGGCCTGAAGCCGATCCAATAGCAGAAACTTGGAAAGAATTAGCAGGAACAGCTAAAACAATAGGCTGAGTCATAGATGCTGGCAATACAAATGAGCCTGTTGAACCATCTGAAGCAATAGTCGCTGCTGTTGCAGTAACTCCTACTGGAGAGATTTCAACCGCTACTGTATTAGCGCCAGTATTGATGAAAGAGGCATAGTTGCTTAGAACACTACCGCCAACCGCAGAAACAGTTACAGCAGCATGAGCTGTAGCTCCTACGGATAAAGCAGTAGTTTGTCCTGCTGTCCGCAAAACAATGGTATTAGACATGATTTATCCTTAGATAGCTGCAAGTTGCTGCCATTTAGAGCCATCGCTCATCCACAACTTTCCTGTGCCTGTAGCGTTAGAAGTTACAGCCAGGCTGTTAGCAGGAGCTGTAGTAGTGGTTACATTGTCTGTAATAGCAATATCTAAAGAGAGAATTTGAACTGAGCCAGTTGAAAGAGTGATGCTGTCTAAAAGTGGATCTGCGTATGCTACACCAGTAGCTTTGGTATTTGAAGTCATGATTTTTCCTTTGCAAAGGGGTTGAATACTACGCTCTTATTATCCTATTTTTTAATAAATATTCAATATAAGATTATCGATTTCTAAGCCAATCACCAAAATGACCGACAAAGGTTTTAGTTCCTGTATGACCCATTTTTATTTCAGGATCGCACCAAACTTTACCGCCTATTTTGCTCCATCTAAAACAAAATGAATAGTCCTCTCCATATTTTTTATCGCCATCGGCAATATGAGCAAAAAGATCATAAAAAAGATTATCTTTAGCTCCATCATGAAAGTATTGTTCAGGATAGGCTTTAACCATTTGCTCTAAACAGTTGCGACTAATTGCCATAAATCCTGTAGGAATGGCAGCTACTTCTAGCAAGCCAGTTTCAGGATCAGCCCAAAGTTCAGGCTTATCAAGGTATTTAATAGGAAATCCCAAATCATCAACTCGATAGGGATAAATACCGCCTACCAAATCAACTTTATGATCTACAAGCCTTAAAAGAGCGCCTTTTTCCCAAGCTACATCAGAATCTACAAAAACAAGGTAATCAGACTCTGTTTTTAAGAAATTAGAAGCTATTGCGCCTCGACAATCCGCTATATAAGCGCTTCCAATGTCATCAATTAGGGTAAATGTATCGCCTCTAGCGACTAGCATTACAAGATCATTTACAAGTGATCTCATAGTTGCCATATAGACTGAGCCTGTATAGGCTGGAATTGCTATGGTTATATGCACTTTCTTTTCCTTCACAAAAGAAAAAGCCCTCCCTTTTTGGGGGAGAGCTTAGTTTTTACAACATTATTAGGCTGTTACACCGATGTTTTGCAATGCAGTAATGATGCTATTAACTGCTACAGAAATCGCTGTGCCAGTTGCGTTAGTTGCAATAGTAGTAATTGCACTAGCTTGAACAACTGGAGTTTCGCCATAAAAGCCAACTTTGCCACCAGCTACACCTAGAGCTACACCATCGGCAGCATTGCCGTTGAATAGATAGACTGCTGATACTGTTGATGCTGGGCCTGGATTAGACATAATTTATTCCTTTCTTTGTCCAAAAAATTAAGATGCAATACGGCAAGCCAACTCAGGATAGAGTGGGGCCCAACCATAGAGAACATCTAAACGAGTAGGAATAGAGTCATTGTTAATTGTGTATTGACGAACTACACGCATAGACAGACCGATTTCCTTATCAGATGCACGACCAGCAAAATGAACACCTTCAGGCAACTCAAGATCGGCTACTGCGAGAGTAAATGCGTTCTTGTGCATGAGGATGTTTTGAGGGCTGGTTACACCAGTTTTGTTGAAGAAAGTAACAGCTTGAGCGCCTGAACTTGTTACGCTGATGTTTTGGAATTGACCATCAGAAATAGGAGCAGGAGACACATTAACTGTGATTGCGCCATCAGTTCCACTAACAGCAGTATTTACGACAAAGTTACGCAACTTGCCATAAGACTGACGATTTTGTGGGTTTACAGCATATACACCAGCGATGGTGAATGTATCGCCTTGATTCAAGCTGATAGTGCCAGTAGCTGTCAAGCTGATGTTTGCAGAAGAAGCCCAACCGCTAGTTAAGAAACCAGTAGCTGTGGTTACATTGCAAGTTGCTGTGCCAGCAAAAGAGCCGTAAGTTTGATTAACGATGTTCTGATCCATCTTCCAGTTCATACCAGCAGAATCACGACCCATCAAGCCTTTGCGATATTGTTGTCCGATTGCTTCTTGTGGAACAAACAAACCTTTCAAGCTATCAACGATAGTTGCGCTTGAGAATGGATCAATAATTACTGATCTGCGACCATCACGAGGAGCGCCTTCAGAATCAAGGTATGCGCCAGCGTTCAAGAAGGTGATCAAGCCAGTTGGAGGAGTTCCTGCTGTGCCTACTGTGTTGTAAGTAGCATTTTTAGCCATTGTCAAACCATCTAAGTCGATTTTGTTTGCGATAGCTGCAACTGCTGGCTTCAACACACGATCAGAGAACATATCTAAGCTCAGAGCCAAATCTTGAGTTGTGAACTGTGTGTCCACATGGAACTGAGTTGAGAGAGTTACAGGAACTGAAGTTTCGTTGAAATCTTCAACATTTAGAGCAGGGCCTGTAGTTCCGATGAAACGACCAGGTCTGCGGACATTGACTGTGTTACCAATCTTTGCGCCAACAACAGCGAACTGATCATCATAGTTACGATCTACTTCAGAAGTAAATGTAAGTTCGTTTTCCAAGACCATCAACGCTTCGTTGGTGATCTTGCTGATGGTTAATAAGGTATTACTCATTTTCTCTTTTCCTTAAAGAAGAAATTAGGGTTTACCTGATCTTCCCTGCTTTTCGAGCTGCTTTCCACGCTTGAAAAGACCCATGAAACTCGCCATCCGAGCCTATAGGAGTCTCCATTGCGCTTCCAGTAGCCTTTATTGGGCTGAGAGGAGCAGGAGCTTTAGACTTCTGAACAACAGGCTTACTTACTGGCTTTTCTTCAGCAATCGCTTGCTTTTCGAATCGAGCCTCCAATTTCCCAATCTCTCTGAGAGCCTTTGTTAAAGGTAGATTTTGGAACTTCTCAGCTTCTTCGCCATCAAGACTAGCTAAATGGTAAAGAATCTCAGGCCCAACATCCGATTCTACAATCGCATCCCTCACTTCATTGCTAACAACGACTTGAGTTGATGCCAAAATATCATCAAAATCAGGTAGGTTTGGCTTCGCCTTTTCGAGCTTTTCAGACCAAGATTTAATAACCTTTTGTCTTTCTTCCTCTAGTTTGCGATTAGCTTCCTGCTGATCCCTTTCATACAACGCTTTCTCTGCTGACCATTCCGCTAATGCCTTTGCATATTCAAAAGCATCATCAAATTGATCTGCCCTAGGTTCTGCTCCGATTGGATCTTCCGCAGTTTTTTGCTGTGGAGCGACCTTTTCTTCGTATTCCCTAAGTCTAGCTTCCAGTTCTGCTCTAGCCTTTGCTTCAGCTTCAGCTCTCGCTTCTGCTTCTTTTCTAGCTTTAGTTAGCTCTGAAAACCGCTTTTCGAGTTTAGGATTTTGTTTCCGTTCCTCTGTTGCTTTGCCTTCAGTCTCTGTATCGAGTTCACTCTCACCTTCTGCATCAACTGTCGGCTCTGAATCAGGAGTTTCCTCAACTGCTTCAGCCTCAACAGGAGCTTCTTCGGTAGCTAAACCAAGACGATCCATTGTCCATTCGGCTAAATTTTCACTTGTTACTACATTTCCAGCCTGTTTGGGCTGTTCTACTACTTCAGACATGAGCTTCACCTCAAGATTTTTACCCAATGAACCCATTGGTAGGTTTACAACACTTTGTTTTTACCACTAAAAAAATGGGAAAACAATATTTAATAGCGACTAGATGAACTATTTCCGTATTGACGATCTTCTCTAGCTTTAGCTTCTGCTCTTAATTTATCTAACATATTTGAATGTTCGGCAAATTCAGGATCTTCTTTCATAAGTTCTTGAACTCCAACATTTCCTTTGCCTTCTTTCATAAATTTAGACATAAATCCACTATTTTTTTCTTCATGTTGCTTAATATATTTTAGTAATTCAGATTTAGTCATTTTTGAAGGATCTTTAGGAGTCTTTTTCTTTCCTGTAGATTTTTTTTCAAGTTCATCCTTGATAAATTCTTCACGATTTTCTGAAGTAACGATTGGCATTATTGGACTCCTGGTTGCATAAGTTGTTGAGGTTGTTGCGCTTGCATAGGCTCTACAGGCGCTGGTTGTTGATTCATCAAAGGATTAGCACCTTGAGAAATGTCCTCTTGGGCTATCTGAGCATAAGCATATTGTTCTGCATTTCTACGAGCAATTTCGGCCTCTAGCTGTCTTGTGTCTAGGTTAGCAATAAGCATCTTCACAATCGCATCAATCTCAGTCTTATTCTGACTTGTGATTGCCCTTGTATTTTGATCATTGACCTTAACTTCAGCCATAGTCTCAGTATTGTGCGCTTTGGCAGTAGTTTCCATGAGCTTACGAGCCGTAGCGCCACGCTCTTTGGTTTCAGCAACGGATTGACCATATTTAATATCAAGAGCCATTTGTTGCATCTGAGCTTGCATATCCTGAACCATCTTCTGAGCATTTGCCAACTGCATCTGCACTTGAGGAGGAATCTCAGATTTTTCATCAATTTGAGCCATCGGATTAGAAGCAGCCAAACGATCAGCAATGATTTCAGCACCAGGGAAATCCATGTTACGGAAGATCAAATCGCCAGCAGTCTGCATGAGGTTTGGATCGGCAGCCAGTAAAGTCATCATGGATTCAGCAGCTTCTTGGCGCTTAGTAGCAAAGCCAGGGCCTGTGTCCATCACAACATCATATCGACCAACTGATACATCATTGAGGATCTTCTCAACTCCATCATCAGTTACAACTCTTTGATTTAGCGTAACAATTTCAGGCTTTTCATCAGCTCCAATGATTCGCAATACTCGCTCTGTGTCATAAATCTTAGGAATCAAATCCAAAATAATGCGACCACAATAGGCGATTGAGCGAGTCAAATTGTCATAGTAGTGGAAGTTCACCATATCCACTTGCTGTTGCTGTCCTGCCAAAGCCTTGCCTGAGATATTGCCTTGAGGCAGTTGGCTGGGATCATAGATGCCAACAACTGTCATCAAGTCATTAGACATTCCTTGAGTTGCTGTAACAATGCCAGCAGGAGGAGGTTCAGGTTGCAAGCGCTGTGGAGGAGGAGCTGGTCTGCCTTCTGTGTCTGTTTGCTTATAACGCAATACAGGCATTGCTTTGATATTGGCTTGCGCCCATTCATTTTCATGACCTTCATCTTGTCCTTCAGCCAATACCCATTTAGCTTTAGGAGCAAGCGCTACAGACTCAGTTAGAGCTGTAGTCCAATAGTTATACATTCGCTGTGGATCTTTAGCCATGCGAATCAAGCCAAATTTCTTGTGCTTAGAGTCGATGACTGCTTGCTGTCCATAGACAGGAATTACAGGAATATATTTGCCAGCCCAATCTCCTTCTTCAAGGATCTCCATAGCTGTCAATTTGCACCATTTGATTTGCTTTTTAACTGTGTCTCTGCGCTCAACAATGCTGATTCCTGCATCTGCTAAGACTTGAGCATCAGGCAACTCATCCTCATAAACGCTTGTGCCATCAGACAAAAGGACTAATTTGGTAGGAGTTCTGACTGTGTAGAAATACTCAGCAATCCGCACATCTTCTTTAGTTACCCATTCAGCATCTGAATCGCCTGTGCCTCGATTGTTAAAGCCTTGACCATCATCTTTGCCAGGATACATTGCTCTGAACTGCTTTTTGCTCACTACAGTAGTGATCAAGCAACGCTCTGCATCTGAACCATCAGGAAGTTGTGAATTAGGATCAAAATAGACTGTAAAAGGATTGTCGATAGGTCTGATATAGATTTCCTGTTCAAAGGAATCTTCAGAAATGTAGTCTGTAGTTACTCGGAAATAACCCCAACCCATTTTGACTGCATATTCTGTTGCTGTGTCATAAGCTACATCAGCAGAGGATTGATATTCAATATGACGGCAGACTCCACTTAGGATTTCTGCTAGTTTGGCATCAGCCTCATTGTTCATGCCTTGCACTTTAATGCGAGGTCTTTGCTGACGGATTTGGTTGCAGATTTGACGAACATAGGCATCAACCTTGTTAATCGTCAAGCAAGGTCTTGATTCTAAGACTCGGCTATTTTGCACATCGACAGGCCATTGATCGCCAGCACAAAAGCGCACATCATCAAGAGCTTCAGCTCGATTATTGGAATCAACATCATTGCAAAGGTTTAAGAACTTCTTTGCATCATTGATTCTGTTATCTTCATTTGAATCAACATCTTGATAATTTGACATATCTAGCCCATCCAACTCCCTGCTGGAGCATAAGTTTGTTTAACTGGTTGGCGCTTTTTAGGCTCATTGATCATTAAACCTATATATCGCCAAGCATCAGCGCCATGCGAATAAATGTCATGGAGAGGCTTTTGGCTAAAAGTCCCATGTTCATCAACATCATAGCGATAATGTCTCAAGCAGTTTAAACCTTCTTCTGTATTTTTTCTATCAAAATAACATCTTGGGAAGATTGTTCTTGCTGCATTGATTGAGTCGGCAACTGGAACTCTATCAAGGATCTGCACCTTCATTCCTGTGGATCTGACAATTTCCTCAATAGATTTTCCAGTTCCTAGAGATTTGGCAGCAGCATCATGAGGAAGCCAAATAGTGTCATACATATATCCAAAGGTCTGCATCAGAGCCAAATAATGCTGAATAGTCTTTTGGTTATCCTCAAAATATCTCAGAACTCGGATCTCAAAGCCTATAAATTGGATGATCCAACAAGCCGTATTATCGGCCCAACCGAGATCGAAAATAGCATGGACTGGTTTGCTTGAATCATAAGGAACAGTAGTAATCCTGCCTTCTAGCTCTGCTTGCTCCATTTCTTTAGCAAAAATAGCGCCATCGACTGTATTCCGAGTCATGCCTTCCCATACATTGTTGTATGAGGACATATCTCTTTGTTTTAGCGCCAATCGCTCTAAATTAAGGGTTTCAGGAAACCAGGGGTTGTCATCCCAATTTACTTTTACGACTATTGCGCTATCAGGAGGATTTTCAACAAAGCGCTTCCAGGTGTCATCTGTAGGCAATTCAGGGTTAAAGCTAACCCAAATTTCTGAGTCCTGTTTACGGATGGTAGGAATCAGCACATTCCAGCTATTAGCTGATACGGATTGAGCCTCCTCTACCCAACAAATATCTATGCCCTCAATAGACTTAACATTATTGGTATTGTTCTTGATGCCAACAAATAGAAATTCTGTGCCATTTGTGCCTCTAATGGTATTTTGAGTAATTTCATAAAAGGCTTCTAGTTTTAATTCATAAATTTGATCTGAAAGCAATTTATGGACAGAATCCCTAATGGAGGTCTGAAATTCACGAGCGCATAAGATTCTTAATGGTTTTTTAGCGCCTTTGGCTAATAGCGCTCTAGCAAAGCACCATGACTTTGCTCCTCCTCTCCCACCATAATAAATGCGATAACGGCTCTTTTCAGGCTTAAAAAGGCCCTCAAATTTCTTGGGAAATCTTATCCTGGAAAGGGAATCTTTAGTCTGTTGATCTATTTCCATCAGGCTCTACAAAGCTAATTTCTAAACCAGTAATGTTTGATCCATCAGCATTAGCCAGCTTAGTTGTATTTGTTTCACCCCAACCCATTTGGGCTTTAGTCCACCAAATAGATGCCGTTGTATCGCCTTTGATGGCTTTATTAAACAAAGTTTGAGCAATCTTGGCTGATGCTTTAGCCTTTCCTACAGCCAGCTCTGTCGCATAGTATTTTCTAAGGGTTTTGTCGCTTATTCCAATCAATGCGCCTATCTGCTCATGAGGCAATCCCAAGCCAGCAGCTTGTTCAGCTTGTGCTCTTGTTTTCTCGGAGGGTTCGTGAGGTTCTTGTGGCATTTTTATTAACGGAATCATCAAGTTATGAAATTGATTCTATTCCTTGTGTTTCAAGGACTGCTTGCTTCCCTGTGAAGTCTTCCCATCTTTTGACAATTACATCGCAATACTTAGGGTCTAATTCCATCAAACGTGCGTATCTACCGTGTTTTTCAGCCGCTATTAGGGTTGTCCCTGATCCACCAAAACTGTCCAAAACAATGTCTCCACCCTTTGTGTTGTTAAGCATTTGATATTCAAAGAGTTCTACAGGCTTCATGGTTGGGTGTTCACCGTTCCTTGATGGCTTGTCAAACTCCAAAATAGTGGTTTGTTTGCGGTCGGCTGACCAAAGGTGGCTTGCACCGTCTTTCCACCCATAAAGGCAGGGTTCATGCATCCAATGGTAGTCTTGGCGGCCCATAACTAGGCTAGACTTTTTCCAAATAAGGCATTGGCGGACTTTCCAGCCAGCATCGTGGCAAGCACCCCTAAAGTTATATCCTTCCGAGTCTGCGTGCCAAATGTAAAAGACTGCCCCTGCTTTCATGACCATGTCTGCCGCTACAAAGGCATCACGCAAGAATTGGCGGAATTGGCCATCTTCCATTGAGTCGTTTTGTATGGTCAGCTTTTCCTTTGTGCCGCCTTCATAAGCCACGTTGTAGGGTGGGTCGGTCAAGCACATATCCACAGGTTGTCCGTTTACCAGCTTTTCCATATCGGTAATGCTGGTGGAATCTCCACACATTAAGCGGTGGTTTCCAAGAATGTAAATGTCCCCTAACTTAGTCTTTGGCTCTTTCGGCAGTTCAGGGACTTCATCTTCGTCTGTTAAGCCTTCTTTAGTTTCAGGCTCAAGCAGGGCATTTAGTTCTTTATCGTCAAATCCAAGCAAGTCAAGGTCAAAGCCCTCTTCTTGAAGTTCTTGCATTTCGATGGTCAGCATGGCGGTATCCCAGCCAGCGTTTAATGCCAGTTTGTTGTCGGCAATAATTAAGGCTTTTTTTTGTGTTTCAGTAAGGTAAGCCAATTCAATAACTGGAACTTCTGTCATCTTTAGCTTACGAGCAGCCATAAGCCTTCCATGACCAGCAATAAGTCCGTTAGCTCCATCTACCAATATAGGATTAGTCCAACCAAACTCTTTAATGCTGGCAGCAATTTGCGCTACTTGTTCATCCGAGTGTTTACGGCTGTTATTGATATATGGGATTAAAGTTTCTACTGATCTTTGTTCAATTTTCATTCGTTTGCCATTGAATCCGAGTTAGCCTCTGCCTCATCTACATCAGCTTGAACTGTAGGGCTGTTTTCAGCATTAAGCACTTGATCCTGTAATTCCAATGGAACTTCAGGTTGATTTACCAATGCCTCAATATCCGCTTTTAGCTCATCTAAGCTCTGTGGATAAGGATAAGGAACATATACATTTGGAGCAGTCATTATTCGCTTTCTGCTGTCTTTTCTGTATTTTGAACCAATTCTTGAGCTTTTGCATCTGCTTGTGCTTGCATAATTGCATGAGCTTGTGGAATAGCTTGCATTTTGATCTTTTCAATTACAGGCGCAACAAGGCTGTATTCGCCTTTAGATAGCGCAGCAATAATAAATTCCACTTCCTTAATTTCTAAGTCTTTAAGGGTAATGCTCATTTTTTTCCTTTCGCTGGTTTAGCTTTTGCTTTGGTTTCTTTCTGAACTGCATATCCAATCGCTACTGCTTGAGCTGGTTTTTTGCCAGCTTTGATCTCAGTTGCTATGTTTTTTTGACGAGTTGCGTTGCTAGTTCCTTTTTTAAGAGGCATTTTTTTCTCCTTTGGTAGTTCACCAGTAGTTACAACAGTTGCTTGTTTATAAAGTCTAGGTCTTTTCTTTGCTTTTAGAGCATCAATTTGCTTTTGACCATCAATGAGTCTTTGCAATTCAAAGTCTATAGATGGAAATTTTTCCTTGAAAAACAATGACTTGAGCCATTTAAACATTTTGTTCCTCCATGAAGCAAACATCTTGCCAACTCATGATCAGATAGCGCTCACCATCTTCAAAATATTCAGGAAACTTTAGATATTCTTCGCCATGATCTTTGTTCATAGTGCCAAATCGGACTCTAGCTCCTACGGAAATAGGCATTTCTTCCCTTCTTCCGTTGCGAACCTTTCCAGGCCCTACGGCCACAACTGTTCCCATATTGTCGGCTTCTTTGTTTTCAACAATGATGACTGAGGATAGTTCTCGAACATCAGGCTTAACAACAATGCGATCTTGTAAAGGTTTAAGCATCATTTTGAACCTTTCTAGGTCTGCCTTTAGGTTTAGGCTCTACCTTTGCAGCTTCTTCTATGACTTTTTTGCGCTTTTCTTTGGCATCCTCTACGGCAATCTCAATATCTTGAACCATAGCCTCAAATACTGGATTTGGAGGAACAATGACAAATTCCCCACACCATTCCGAACCATGTCGATTTTGGTAAGTAGGGAATCGTCTGCAAGTTCCTATAAAGTCATTTCCAGTTGATAGGAAATATATACAGGAACTGCATCCATCTTTAGAATTTACTACAGCCATACAACTCCTTCTAGTTGTGTTGGTTAGAGAACCCCTAGACCCTTCACGCTAGGGGTTTTCGCTTATTTATTTGCTCTGTTTAGCGTATTCGCCACGAGTAT